TGACCAATACCGAGCATCTATAACTGATACAACCGGTTCTATTTGGGACGGTTCTATTTCAGTATTTGCATCACAATCAATTGATAAGCCAGAGTACATAAATCAATTAGGCGTTGAAGAAGAATATAAGAGCAATATAACAAACAATCAATACATAATACTAGATTAATATGAAAGAAAAACAAAGTTTCTCAGTAGTCAACTTAACATCTCAACAAATTCCTATTGTAGTTGAAGATATAAAGACAAGATATAATTGGGTACCTGTTGGTATAATTCAACCAGATGATTACTTTCAAAACATAACTGATGCTTACACAACATCAACAACAAACGCAGCTTGTGTAGAAGGTATAGCAGACCTAATATATGGTAAAGGATTATATTCTAAAGATGAATCATTTCAAGATACATTAGGAAAATTAATACCACAAGAAGAATTAAGGAGAGTTGTATTTGATTTAAAACTTTATGGTAATGCTGCATTCCAAGTATATTGGGATGATACACACACAAAAGTAATTAAATTCTATCACACTCCTATACAAAACATAAGAGCGGAAAAAATATACGATAATCCAAAGATTGAAAACTATTTCTATTGTACTGATTGGAGTGACCATAAAGCACAAAGAAGTAAGAAAAGAATATCAGCATTTGGCACTTCAAACGATAAGATGGAATTATTGTATGTAAAGAATTACTCACCAGGTAAATATTATTATTCATTACCTGATTGGATTCCTGCTTTACAATTTTCTTTTGTTGAAGCTGAATTATCTAACCTACATTTAAATAACATTGAGAATGGATTTATGCCGTTGGTAATGATTAATATGAATAATGGTATTCCAGCGCCTGAAGAAAGACAAACGATAGAAAGTATGATTGAGCAGAAGTTTACAGGCACTAGAAACGCTGGTAGATTTATGATTTCATTTAACGATGATGCAGAAAGAAAACCAACAATAGAAGCAATCAACATAGATAACTTACATGAAAAGTATCAGTATGTTAGTGATTACGCGCAAGACCGTATCTTAGTTGGACATAGAATTACATCTCCATTGTTGTTTGGTATCAGAACACAATCTAATGGTTTCAGTTCTCAATCAGAAGAAATGAAAACAGCTTTCTCTATTTTACAAACAATGACAATTACTCCATTCCAAAACTTAATCATTAACTTTATAGCTGATGCATTAGAGATTGGTGGATACGTTGATACTGAATTATACTTTGAACAATTAACACCATTGGTAATTCTTTCACAAACTGCAGAAGAAACCGGACAATCAATTACACAAGTTGAGGATGATATCAATGAACAGGCTGAAAACCCTGAACAAATTGAAGATGAAACAACAATAGACCCAAACATAGAACAAGAAGAACTAAGTGATTATAGTAGAAGTAATCCTAATTTTTCTAAGAACTTTGAAACATTTAAATTATAAACAATATGAGCTACGCATTATTTGTAAGTAGAAACGATATTATTAAAAACAGTCCATTGCAAGGAGCGATAGATGCTGATAGGTTATTACCTTTTATAAGAACAGCACAGGACAAATATATGTTAAACCTATTAGGTACTGTTTTATTTTACTATATCCAAGAGCAAATTGAAGCGGGTACATATGGTAACTTAAATTCATATTACCAAGACCTAATGAATGACCATATCAAACCCACACTAATATGGTATGGCTGCGTTGAATACATACCCTTCTCATCCATTCAATTCAAAAGTGAAGGTGCAGTAAAGCATTTGAGTGAACAATCAACAGCACCCTCTAAAAATGAGATTGATTACCTATTACAAAAGGCTCTTAACTCTGCTGATTTCTACGCAACTCGTTTACAAAACTATTTAGTTGCTTATTCTAATCAGATACCACAATACCTTGAAAGTGTTGGTAATTTAACGCAGGTATATCCTGATTTTACCAATCAGTATTTTGGCGGTATTCAACTTTAAAACCATAACAATATGCCATTGAATGTAGTAAATAATAACGGTACAAATTATACATTGTACTATAACGCATTAAATTATTTTAAAACAATAATGACAAATCATCCATCTATTCAGACAGTTACACAAGGTGATGTATTTGAAATAGATGATAGAGAATTTCCTGCATATCCTTTAGGTAATATTCTTATTACAAACGCCACATTCGCTGATTCAGTTACAACTTATACTTGTCAACTTACAATAGCTGATAAGATTAAATTAAAGAATAATGAAAGTACTGGTGTACATAATAAGCAAGATATTCCTTACTTTGGTACGGATGATACCGTTGATATACATGCAAATACATTAAGTATAATTAATGATTTAACATCATACACACAATACGCAGTTGATAACTTTGATATCCCTGAAGGAATAAGTTGTGAAGCATTTAAAGACCGTTTTGATAATGGTTTAGGTGGATGGGTAGCTACATTTGATTTAGTTACACACAACGATAGACCTAGATGCTTATATAATTTATTTTCTTAATAATGAAAGAACTTAGAGAAGTAGCAAAAGTATTTAAAGAATTATCTTTGCTCTATATGATTAAGAGACAAAGACCGGTTTATGCTACAGGTGAATTATATAGTGCTATTAAGAAATATAATACATTAGATAGGATGACAGGACCTGGTGATAAACGAAAGAAAAGTCTTGTTGGAACTTCTACATTCAGAACTTTATTGAATTTTATGCCACCGGGCTATGAGTATGGATACTTTCCATATTATGGTAAAGGAACATCAAAAATATATGGACCTAGACCGTTTGCTGAGGAAGCTGCGAACTCTGCTCAAATGAAGAAAGTAATTGATAATGCCGTAAAGGGGTATATCAATAAAACTATTTTAAGTAATATTAAGAAGCAAGTAGATACTGAAGTAGAGAAAATCTTAAAGTAACCATCAAATACAAATACGTTTTCGTTGGTTAAATGATAAATTAATAAAGCATGTCCTTATCCATAACACAATATCCCGCTTCCGCATCGTTAGCACAATCACCAATGGTGTTTACGGTGTTCGAAAATACGAATGTTGTTTATAGTTCTTCATTTCAATACTATGCTGACCTTTACTATTGGAATGGTGCACCTAATCAATCGGGTTCAGTTGCGGATTACACATTAACAAAGTATCCTAACACTAGTTTAGTAGGTATGTTTGATGTAAGTAGAATAATCAACTCAACACTTACTGATTTATCTTTTGCAAACAATTCTAACGTAACTTATTATAAAGCTGATTTCTATTGGAACTTTACAAACGCTTCAAACGTAATTGTATCATCATCCAAAGTAAGTACAGGATTATATAAAGCATTAGATGGGTACGCAATATTTCAAGAACCTATCAACCAACAAATCGTATCTAAATCAGTCCATTGGCCGATAATGACTGATGGACCTGTAACACAATCTTTCTTAGATGGTACAGTAGGTTGGTTAAGTGCTTATTGTGGTGATATAGGTAATCCAATAATTACAAAGTTAGTTTATTCAGGTTCATTAGGTAATGCAAACTATGTAATTAGTGGTGATGTATCATCTTCAAACCAAATAAACTATTTTCCTATTGGTACTACGTGTGATGATTGGCCTCTTAATCCATCACAAGATTTCTTTAGTGTACAAGCATTTTCTGGTTCAACTGCATTAGGTAGTTCTATTTTATTTAGAAAAGATTGTATCCAAAAATATCCAAACATCCGAATTAAATGGAAAAATAGATATGGACAATTTGATTACTTCAATTTTTATTTAGTTAATCGTCAGGGATTCTCATCAACTAAAAGAACATATCAACCGCAGTTAGGTTCATGGCAAGGTTCAACATTAAGTTATGAAAACTATGATAGTTCAAACTTAAACTATCTTACCGATTCTAAACAAACCCTAAGTGTAAACACACCATACATTAGTGAAGATTATAATGATATATTAAAACAATTATTAGTTTCTGATGAAATATATTGGGTGTATGGTCAAGACGCAATTGGTGAAGGATTTAACAATGGATATGATAATGGATTCCAATCAGGTGTTGTTACAACTGAACTTGTAAGACCTATTACAATTACAACAAATAACATCGTATTTAAAACAGGAGTAAATGATAAATTAATTCAATATCAATTTGATTTTGATTGGGGACAATCCTATAAATTAATAATATAATGGGCCAAACTAGCACGCAAGGTTTTATTTTTAAATTAGTTGCGAATGATGTAATACTAGACCTATTTGCAGATGAAGAAATAAAATTATCTGATAATGTTACAGGTCTTTTTGATTTGGGTGTATTACCAACTGATTTTACTCGTCAAATACAATTACCGGGAACTAAAAAGAATAACGCGTTCTTTGAACACGTATACGATATTAGTGTACTTAATCCTGATACATTTGCAACCAATATTAAAGTTCCATGTTATTTGGATTTTGATGGTTTGTATTTATCACAAGGATATCTACAACTTAATAAAGTTAATATCTATGCAAACAAATTTATTGATTCCTATGAAGTATCAGTATATGGTGCATTATCTGCATTTGGTATTCAAATTAATAAAGCATTCTTAACTGATTTAAGCAATCTTTCAATATACAACCACACTGCATCCTATAATAGTATTTCAGCAAGTTGGGGTGGTAATTTATTTAATGGTGATATAGTTTATCCTTTAGCGGATTATGGTAG